ATGTTGGTAATATTGATTTATCAGGATTAGTTAGTGGTAAATTAGAAATATCATTATTCAACACATATACAGGAGATACAGAAACTGCTTTAGGAAATAAATTATCAACTACTACTTTTAATTCATACACTGGTAGTGTTGTAGATGTTCATGTTTCTAGTGGTTCTTATAATTCATCCACAGGAGATGCAACATATGAAAACTCTACAGGTGGTACTTTTGTTGTTTCAGGATTTACAACTGCGGGGTCAAATAATCAAATTCCTTTTACTAATACATCAGGGTCGAATTTTAGTTATGATAGTGATTTATTATCTGATGGTCAAAGTTTAACTATTGGTAATGGTGGAACATTAGTAACTGATTCATTACTTCACTTAAATAATGGTGCTGGTAAACTTAATGGGTTAGAGATAAATGATTTTTCTGTAGGTGGACATACTGGAGTTGATGTACAGATAAAGGGGGCAGCTTCTTCTTCAGGGAAATTTGGGGGAAGATTTTCAGTAACTGGAAATGGACCAGCATTACAAGTATTTGGGATGGAGGTATCAGCTAGAGACTCTAATGCAGGATATACTTCGACAGGTACTAACTTTGCCGCAGGTAAATTTACGGGTAGTTGGTCTACAGGAGATGGGTATGGAGTATTTATTGATACTAGACAAAGTAATACTGGAGATAACTATGGATTGTATATAAATACAGCAAATGCTGGTGTAGGTAATCACTATTCAATGCAGATTATTGATGGTAATGAAACTGTAGGTGGTGGTAAATTCCTAAAAGATACTGGTGATGGTAAAGCACAATGGGCATCCATCACATCAACTGATGTATCTGGAATGGTATCAACTACTTTATTTAACACATATACTGGTGACACTGAAACTGCGTTAGGTACTAAAACAACTAACACTAATTTCACATCACATACGGGTGATACAACAATACATTATACAAAAGGTAGTATAAACTTATCTGATTTAGGTAGTTCAGCACATACACATAGTATTAGTGAGGTTGTAAACTTACAAAATAATTTAGACACTAAGGTAGCAACTACTTTATTTAACACATATACCGGTGATACAGAAACCGCATTAGGAAATAAATTAGCAACTACTACCTTTAATTCATATACGGGTAGTGTTGTTGATGTATTTGTTTCTAGTGGTGATGTAAATGCAGGTGCACAACAATTATCATTTACAAATACAACTGGTGGAACATTTAATGTTACAAATGCTGCGGCATTATTCAGTGATAATGATGTGAATGTTACAGGTGGTACATACAATATCAATACTGGATGTGTTACATTTATAACAAATAGCGCAACTACATTTGATGTTTGTGGGTTTGTTACAGGTTTAACAGATACTTTTGTTACTGGTGGTACATTATCTGGTGACAATTTAGTATTAGAAAGAAATAGTGGAGTAGATGTTGGTAATATAGATTTATCAGGATTAATAAGTAATTCAGCGTTAGTTGGTTCTTATTTAGATGAAAGAGTTGCTAGATGGAACTCTACAACAAATACTTTACAAAATGGACTTATAAGAGATGATGGAAGTACAGTCTCTATTAATAATGGACCTTCAGCAAGTAATGTATTCTTTGTTGATAATACTTCACTAACTACTTCTATACTTGGTCAAACACAAGATGGAAATAGTAATCAAACACACTCAATTAGGGCAATAAATAAGAATGGTAGCGCTAATAATAATACTTATGCAACAGGTATCTTAGCAGAATCTACACCAACAGGAACACCATCTGATGGTATATATACCGCTGGTAGATTCATACAAGGTAATTTTTCGGAATATAGTAGTGCAAGTCAATTAGAATTAACAGCATTACAAATACAAGTTGATACAACTACGGGATCCGATGAATTACATGGAATTAATATTGATAAATTTGATATAAACGATGCGGTAAGTGGAAATGCTTATGCTATAAAAATTGGTGGTTTTACAGGTGCTGGTGTCGTATCAGGAACTAAATATGGTATCTATCAATCAGGGTCTGAGAAAAACTACTTAGGTGGTGTATTACAATTAAATTCTGTCGGTGCAGCAACTCCAGTTACAAACTTAGGAGTAGACGCTAGTGGTAATATTGTTAGTGGAACCACTGGTGCATCAGAAATTGGTGAGTTATCAGATGCGATTTATTTAAGTTCCAATGAGAATCTTGGATTAGGTGATGGTGCGTTAGTATCAGTAACTACATCGGTTGGTGATCAACGTAATGTAGCAGTAGGAAATGATGCAGGTAATAAATGGTCAGGAGGTTATAGTGTTTTTATCGGATCAAAAGCAGGTGACAATGCCGTAACTGGTAATTATAATGTTGCTATTGGTGCTGATGCTTTAGGTAATGCTGCATCATGTAACACTTCAATAGCTATTGGGTCTAGTGCTTTAGCAGGTTCTACAGGAGTAGGTAACATAGGAATAGGAAACTCAGCAGGTTCTAGTATTACATCAGGTGGACGTAATATATTTATAGGTCGTAATGCCAATGGACTTAATACAAGTTCTTACCAAATTGCAATTGGTGATTTAGCAACAACACAAGCAAGTTCATTAGCTTTAGGTAGATCTGGTCGAATTTTATTACATGGTGAGTTTGCAACAGCTAGTAGAACTAAATTAGGAATAAACTTAGGTAATACATATAGTGCACCAACAGCAAACCTTCAAGTTAAAGGTAATGCAAGTGATACTACTACTTTTTTAGTAGAAAACGGTTCTGGAGTTAGTATATTTCAAGTAGATGAAGATGGTACAATAACAGGTAATGGGTTAGGTGACGTATCTAAGGTGGGAACACCTTTAGATAATCAAGTTGGTGTTTGGACTGGTGATGGTACAATAGAAGGTAGTTCTGGACTTACTTATAGTAGTAATGAATTAGTAGTAAATGATGGTACAGGTAGGACTGAAGTAACAGCAACCGCTGTTAATCAGTATAATACAGGCGCAGATGCAAACTTTGTAGCATATACTTACAAAGATGGAGGTTCTGCATATAAGTCTGAAATCCTTTTGAATACTACTAACGGAACAGAAGGTTCTGAAACAGCTTTATTAAATAATGATTATATAGGTGAGTTTAAAGTAAATGGGCATACAGGTTCGCAATATAGAAGGGCTGGATACATTAACTTTCAAGCTGCTGAGAATTGGAGTGGAACACAACAAGGTAGTTATTTCTATATTGGGGTGACACCAAAAGGGGCTGTCAATCCAGTCACTAGGTATTTAATAGATGGTAATGGTAAACAAACTTTTACAGGAAATGTTAGTATTACAGGTGGTTTATTAAATTTAGACACAACAACTTCAGGGGATCCAGTTAAAAACTTAGCATTAGATTCTAGTGGTAATGTTGTTGAAGCATCAAATAGTGTTAGTGATCAAAATAAAATATTTAGTTGGTTTATGAATGTATCATAGTTATGGGGTTAAGTTTAATAAAAGGAAATAGTGGTTATATCGGTTTAGATAAAAGAGGTGAAGTTGCTAGTACAGGAACTACAGGTAGTGTATCTGTTAGAAAACACTACTTAGAAAGAAAAAGGGGTAACTTTGGACCCATATCACCAACAGACCCTAGTGTTTTATTTGAGGATGATTTTTCATCTGACGATTTATCTAAATGGACAGTATATAATGGTTCAGAATCAAGCCAATGGAAAGTTAACACTTATACTGCTTGTTTAAATAGTTCTGGAGTTGCACAAACAATACCCTCTGGTAGTACATATGCGGCGTTTATATCTAATAATAATGGAACATCTAATAATTATGATAGTAATAGTGACCCTCATATGGTGTTTGAGTTTACTATACCTTCCGATATTACAGCAACCAGTTTAACACTTACGTTTGATTGGATGTGTTTTGGTGAAAGGTCTAGTGGTTTTGGTAGTTATGATTATGGTTATGTAGATTATATAGACCCATCATTATTTACACCTAGTGCTGGTAGTGAATATTCAAGTAGTAGTAGTACAGGTAGAGAAAGAATAATAGGTACAAATGTAAACCCTAATACTGATAGCGGTAAGTTTTATGGTGTGATAATGATTGCACAAGAGGTATAATGTTTAGTTGGGCTTCTGATAATTCTAATATAGATCAACCAGGATGGACAATAGCAAACGTAAAATTAAGATATAACGAATAATGAGTATTAGAGGAAATAGTGGATTTATTGATATAGATAAAAGATTTGGGTCATCTACTGGTGATACTAAAGGTATGATTGCCAGAGATCAACACTTTTTAGAGAGGACACAAGGTAGATTTCCTGGTGAATTATTACCACCCCCTCCAACTGTTTGGTATGATGCTAATTCATCTTATATTACAACACAGGGTAGTCCTGTTCGTGTAGATCAATGGGATGATAGAGGTACAAATGGAATTAATGCTACAGGTCCTGGAGGATCAAATGACCCTAAATATAATACGACAGATGCTAATTTTAATAATTTACCTTCAGTTAAATTTGAGTCTGATGATTATTTAGAGAGCTCTGATGACGCTTTATTAGATTCAGTCGATGGATTTACAGTTTACCTTGTAACTAAAATAGACTCTTTCATTTCAACGTTTAGTTTTCTACTAGGATTTACAAATGGAACTTCTTGGTCACAGGGTTGGGGCATGTATTATTACTCAGGCACTTGGAGATGGTTTGTTAATGATTGGAATACTCCCTCACAAAGAGTGGAGATGGGTAGTTGGTCAGATTTTAGTAATACACATATATTTAAGTTTAAGTATGACAGAATAAATATATCTGGTCAAATATTTGGACCTTCTGCAGTTTCAGAAGTTACACAAGCTTATTCAAGTGCACTTCAGATTCCTTCTGGTGAAGGTATTACATTTTCTTATGGTAATAATATCGCATACGATGGTAATGCAACAATAGGTGAGTTATTATTTTATAATAACCCTACAACAAGTGAAGAAGAACTACAAGCAGAATTATACTTAAAAGATAAATATAATATTAGTTAAGATGGGTCAGTTAAAGATAGGAAAATATTATGGTGAAGACATTAATAAAAAGTCTTACCTTATTAGTGAAAACTTAGAAGAGGGATATAAAGACATTACTTCTATAGAAATGATTGTAATGTCTGCAGATTTTATAAATAAAGATTTTTTATTCACTAGGGATTTTTTATTAAACTACACATCTAATTTAGATTTAACAATAATAACAGATAAAGAGAAACATTTATTATGTCAATATAATGTTTTACCGTATGATGATATAGTTAATTTTTATGACGATGTTAAAGCAAATGTATTAGTGAATGATGTTAATTCCTTTTCAATAAAATCTTTAAAAACAAGAAAGGAAAATGTTATAGATTTATTTAATGATATTTTATCATCAAATCACCTTAATTCGTTATCTATAGATATTTCTATTGACGATACCCCTACACTTGATTTATCTTCTATAGTAACCACTATTGATAGTGTTGCATATTTATCTAATGAAAATAAAATAACAATTAAAAATATTTTAAACGGAGAAGCTCAAAAAGGTCAATCTGATGATATTTATAAAATAAAGGAATAGAATGGAATATTTAAATACAGGTAATCATTTAGGGACAGGGACAACAACAGTTCTTAGTGCAGAGACAACAACAAAATACTTAGTTAAAACTGTACATGCCACTAACATATTTAGTGCAGACACATCATTCAACCTATCTTGGGTAGATAATAGTGGTTCACAAACTTATTACTTAGGTTATAATATAACAATACCTCAAGCTTCGTCATTTCAAGCATTAGATGGTACATTTACTTTAGATAACTTAGATAGTATTCAGGCTAGTTGTGGTGCAGCAAACGCAATTGACTTAACCATATCTTATATGGAAATAGCTAACACAGAAGGCTAACCCTATTCCCCATACATATCTTTAGGTTTATCACACTTTTCTTTGATAATCTTTTCTACAAACGCAAACATCTTTAGTCCATGCTCATCACAATACTTTTTTAGTAGTTCATGTGTAGATGGAGTAATCTTTAGATTTTTAGTCCTTTTCATAGACATTTTAATATAAGTATGACAAAAGTAAGTTTTTTTTCACACTAAATGTGAATGTAATACGTTCATTTGAGAAACTTTGGTAAAAACCAATATATTTATAATGGAAAGAATATTATAATAAAACAAAATAAAAATTAAATTAAATGGCATCAACAGACAGAATATTTGTAAGTCCAGGTGTATTCACCTCAGAAAAAGACTTAACGTTTGTAACAAGACAAGTAGGAGTTACCACATTAGGTTTAGTGGGAGAAACCCCTAAAGGTCCAGCATTTGACCCAGTATTTATTTCAGACTACACTCAATTCCAACAATTTTTTGGTGGATTAAATAGTGAAAAGTTTGAGGGATCTGGTTTTCAAAAATATGAATTAAACTACATAGCTAAATCATTCTTATCACAAACAAACCAATTGTATGTGTCTAGAGTATTAGGGTTATCTGGTTATAAAGCAGGTTCAGCTTGGTCTATCACAATTAATGCAGATGTGGATTCTTCTACTACTGCAACAACAACCACTTCTTCAGTGGTAACATTATTAACTTATTCAGCGTCTACTGCAGGAACACCAACTACTTTAGTATGGGGTGATGCAAACTTAGAAGCTTTATATGGTGCTGGAGAAATTACTAGTAGTTTTACTAATTTAGGTAATGTTGCAGATGGAGGTACTATTTCAATAACTTCACCTAAGTATGTTAAAACTGGAAGTAGTTTCAGTGGAGCTACTTTTGATATGGAGGTTACTGAGAGAGGGACAACTTCTGGTGGATCGATTATTACTGGTGTGACTTCAGGAACTGTTGTTACATATACAGGAACATCTTATACTGATATTGAAGATAGAGTTGTTGCTACTTTAAGAAGTAGAGGTTCAGTTAATTCAGATGAATTAATGGAATTTGACGTAACGGCATCAACTTCAGTAAATATTGTAGGTGATGGTGTAGAAAGTGATCCTTTATCTAATTTCTCTATTACAGGTACAAACAGAAGTAGTGAATCTTTCACATACGATGTTTCTTTAGATACTACAAAGAAAAATTACATAACTAAAGTATTAGGTGTATCAGCACAAGATAAAGTTGCTGAGTTATTTGTAGAAGAGATTTACAAAAATAGTTTAGATGACTTAAATGCTGCTGGAAAAGTAAAAGGACTTAATGCAACTATCGTACAAATGGATAGTACATTAAATGATTATAGTGAGGAATATCAATCAGCTTCTTCTCCATTTATATTATCTGAATTAAGAGGTAATACATTAGAAAGATTATTTAGAGTAATTACAATTTCTGATGGTGATGCAGCAAATAAAGATATTAAAGTTTCTATACTTAACATTAAACCAGATGAAAAAACATTTGACTTAATAGTTAGAAAATTTTCAGATGACGATACTAAACCAACAATTGTTGAGAAATTCTCTAAACTTTCTATGGAACCAACAGATAACGGTTTTATTGGTAGAAAGATTGGTACTTCAAACAACGAATATTTATCTAAGAGTAATTTCATCCTTATTGAGATGGCAGATAATTACCCTACAGATGCATTCCCTTCAGGTTTTGAGGGTGTTATGGTAAGAGACTATGATGGTGAAAACGTAGATGGTGTTGCACCGAAAATAGAATATAAAACATCGTATAGTTCACAAGAAAAGAAAAGAAAAGCTTATTTAGGTCTTAGTACTTCAATAGGTATAGATCAAGACTTCTTTAATTATAAAGGAGAAGATGCTTGGACTGGTAAGACTGACGGTTTCCATATGGATTCAGGTGTTACTACAACAACTATTGCTGGAATATCTAATACATTCCAAGTAGGTTCTGCTGAGTTTAGAAATGACTCAGATTTAATTGGAACTGACTATGAGAAATTAGATTCTAGAAAATTCACATTCGCACCATTTGGTGGTTTTGATGGATGGGACATTTATAGAACTCAAAGAACTAACGGAGATGGTTATACAATAAACGGAGCTAAAGGTAAATTAGGTGGACCTAGTGGAACTGGTCAATTTGGACCTTATGTTACCCCTACAGCAACTGATGGTATAACTTCTGATTACTACGCTTACTTTAAGGGTGTTAGATCATTTGACAATCCAGAATCAACAAATATTAATATATTTGCTACACCTGGTATTGACAGTAGAGATAATATCTCATTAGTAAATGAAGCAATTGATATGGTAGAAGAAGAAAGAGCGGATTCATTATATATCATTACAACTCCTGATACTGATAGTAGTGGTGTAGTTGCAATGACTACAGATGAAGCTGTTGACGTAGTTGCAGATTCAGGAATTGATTCTAACTATTCAGCTACTTACTTCCCATGGTTGCAGATGCAAGATACTGAGAATAATCAATATGTTTGGTTACCACCAACTGTTGAGGTTGTTAGAAACATTGCATTGACTGATAACGTTGCTTTCCCTTGGTTCGCTACAGCGGGTGTAAATAGAGGAACAACAAACGCAATCAAAGCAAGAACTAAATTGACTTTAGATCAAAGAGATACATTATACGAAGGTATGATTAACCCAATGGCAACATTCTCAACAGTAGGTGTAGTTATATGGGGTAATAAAACTTTACAAAGTAAAGAAACTGCACTTAACAGAATCAACGTTAGAAGATTATTGTTACAAGCAAGAAAACTTATTTCAGCAGTTTCTATCAGATTGTTATTTGAACAAAACGATTCAGTTGTAAGAAACCAATTCTTATCATTAGTGAATCCAATTTTAGATAACATTAGAAAGGAAAGAGGTTTAACTGACTTTAGAGTACAGGTAGACAGTGATCCAGAATCTATTGATAGAAATGAGTTAAATGGTAGAATCTTTATTAAACCAACAAGATCGTTAGAATACATCAGTGTTGAGTTTAATATTACTAACACAGGTGCTAACTTTGATAATATCTAATATTAAAATATTATGGGGGATTAGTTTCCCCCATTTTTTTAATTTAAACTATTTATAAAAAAAAACATTATGTCAATAAGATTAACTGAATCAAACTTAGAAAAGATGAATTATAATAATAAGGCATCTATGTATATCAAAAAAAAGTGTAATAACTTAATAAGAGAAAATAAAACAATAAGTTATAATCAACTTTTTGAATCAATTTCTATATCAAGTAATGAGTTGCATTTAAAAGGTGTTAACGCAAAACAAATTGATGAGGGTATTTTTGATATGTTTGGAGATTTATTCTCAAAAACACCAGGTGGTTTCATTGATACACTAAAAGAAAAAATATTTAGGTGGTTTTTACCTAAGATTGGAGTTGAGGGAGAATTTTTAAATTTCTTAGTTGTTGCATTAGGAGATATTGAGTTGACTGAATATAGATATTTCTTATCACCACTTAAAAATTGTGAAAAAATTGCAGACTTAATATCTGATGGTTCCATTGAGTATTTAGGGGAATTATTAATGAGAAAGGTACAAGGTGGTGAAAGTGGTACTATTGCAAATACTTTAAGAAATGCAGCTTTTGAGGCAATAAATGAAAAAGGATTTGTTCAATCAATTCAAGATAAATTTGCACCAGTATTATGTAACTCAATAAGAAAGGCTTTCGGTGATGACGCCAATAAGGATGTTGCTGCTGAATTAACTAGTGGGGCATTAAAAGCTGGTGGAGACGCTGGTGATAAAGCAAAAGAAATAATGTCTGCAGTTTAATTAATATAAAAAAGATGAAAGTACAATTAACAGAATCACAGTATAACAGATTGTTAGAGTTTCAAAAAAGAGCTTACTCTTTTGATTGGGATGATAACATTCTTAATATGCCAACACAAATTCACTTAGAGAAGAAAGTTGGTGATGAGTATGTTCCTGTAGATGTGTCAACATCTGAGTTTGCAGAAATGAGACATTTGGTTGGAACTGAGTATAGACTATTAAATGATAATCCTTCAGAAGCATTTGCTGATTTTAGAGATTATGACGCATTTATTAGTGATACTAAGAAAGCTATTGAAGATGGTTCATATGGACCTAGTTTCAGTAAGTTTAAGGAAGCATTAAAGTATGGTAACGACTTTTCTATTATCACAGCAAGAGGACAATCTCCAAAGGCACTTAAAGATGGTACTAAAGTTTTAATCGATATGGCTTTTACAGATGAAGAGAAACAAATGATGATGGATAGATTAAGAGGTTTATCAGTAGATGAGTATTTATCTCTACAAGATTATCATCCAGTATCTTCAGATGAGTTTATGAAAAAGTTTGGTTCTGAAGGTGGTGCTGAGAATCCTGAAATTGCTAAAACAATTGCTCTTAGAGATTTTACTTCTAGAGTTGTTAATGCAGCTAAAGAATTAGAAGGTAATCCTGAATATAAAGGATTAAGTGTTGGGTTTAGTGATGATGACTTAAAGAACGTTGAGTTAGCTAAAGAGTTTATTGGTAAAGAATTAAAGAATTCATACCCAAACGTAAGATTTTTAGTTTATGATACTTCAGACCCTAAAGATACTAAGAAAAAAAGAATTGTTATTCAGAAAAGTTAATTTTTTAGATAACAGATATTTATAATAAAGAATAAAGAAAAAAAATTAAAACAATAGAATTATGGGAGACATGTTAATGAGAATGCCCGTTCCTTACGAGCCGTTAAGACAAAATAGATTTATATTCAGATTCCCTTCTGAATTAGGTATTCAAGAATGGTGGGTATCAACAGGATCTAGACCAAAATATACAAGTGAAGAAACAGAAATACCTTTCTTAAATACATCAACTTTTGTTGTAGGTAGATTTAAGTGGGAATCTATTTCAGTAAAATTTAGGGATCCAATCGGACCATCAGCTACACAAGCTTTAATGGAGTGGGTTAGATTACATTCTGAATCAGTAACAGGTAGACAAGGTTATGCTGCAGGTTATAAGAAAGATGTAGAATTAGAAATGTTAGACCCAACAGGTGTTGTTGTACAGAAATGGTTATTAGAAGGTACACAACTTAATGATGCTGATTTTGGTGCTTTAGATTATAATTCATCTGCACTAGCTGAAATTACAGCAACTTTAAGATTCGATAGAGCAATCAACGTATTCTAAAGAATAGTAGTTATAATATATAATTAAAAGCCCTTAATATTAAGGGCTTTTTTTATATCTAATGATATTTATAAACAAACATTATTTAATATGAAAGATATTAACGAACAAATAGATAGGATTAAACAACTTTTCACAGAGGAAAGATTACACGGAAATTTAATAAAAGAGACTACTGAAGAAGTAACTGAAGAAGAATCTGATGAAGTAACTGAACAGTTAGGTAAAAAAATTAAACAAGGTGTAAAGAATATTAAAGCCAATAGAGCCGAAAAAAAGGCAGAAAGAAAACAAAAAAAGGCAGATAAAAAACAAGATAGAGCAACTAAAGCTCAATCAAAAGCTGATGACGCTAGTAATACAGCAGTTGAAAAACGTGCATCTGCAAATGCTACAAAGGCAGTTGATTCCGGTGAAACAACACCAGCACCAACTACTACAAAAGCAACTACTAGTAAGTCTACTGGGAAAACTTCTTCAGGAGTATCAAAAGGTGATTTCACTAAACCATTAACAGATTTAGGTGGTGCAGATGGTAAATCAAGATATATTCTAACAGGTAAAAATAACGATGGAAAATTAACTGCTAAGAAAGTAAATTCTAGTGGTAAAACTATTGCAACATATGTTAGAGAATCTTATATGAATAAAAACTCTTTATTCGAATCTGTTTATACATTCGATAAAAAAAATATAATTAAAGAAAACTGGAAATGGAATGAAGGTGATAATGGTGCTGGTAAAGTTTTTAGTGATTCTTTAAGTAAGAAATTTGATGACGCAATTGGGCAGATAGGGACTACAATACCTACAACTGGTAATGATGGTAATTCTGAAGATCCTGTTGCTAATGCTAAAAGTATACCAGAAGAATGGAAAGAATACCCTTGTGTTTATAACAACCCTGATAAGGTAGAAAATAAAAAAGATGACGGTACAACTTTCTTCGTTATAGATAATGAAATAGGTAGAATTAGTTACTTTAATAATGGAAGATGTAAGGATACAAAAGGAGAAATGAGAAACTACACATGTAAGGATGGTAAAATTGTAATCGGTAAAAAAGATAAAACATCTTCATCTTCATCAAAAGCAGTAGAAAGTAATATTATAAATAGTGTTGGTGTATTAACTGGTGATGATTCTTGGTGGGGTAATTTAACTCACTCTAACTTTACTGCAGTACTTGGTGGGGCAGCTGGTTTAGCAATTGCCGCAGCGTTACCTGACAATGTTTTTGTTGATAGAAGAAAGGGTGTTAAAGGTTTAGTAGATGCCTTAGATGGTTGGGTAGATAATGAGGACTTAGCTTATGTAGGTGCAACATTAAACTACTTTAAGGATAAAAAATATAAAGATCCAGTATCTGGAAAATTAGTTCCAGCAATTGCTAAGATTAAGGAATTATATCAAGAAGATGAAGGTTCAGATTTAATAGCTGACATTCAAAGTGTAGGTACTAATACATTAAGTAATATGACTTTAAAAGATGGTACGGAAGTTACACCAGATCAATTTAAGGAAATTGTAGTTAATTCAATATAGTAATATGAAAAAGATAATAATAACAGAAAGTCAGTATAACAGAATATTTACAGAAGATATCAAAGATATTTTTCAGGCTATGGGTGACGTAGCTGCAGATAGTGCTACAGCCGCTGCTGGTACAATTCCAATTTTTGGAGATTGGTTAGTTGCATTCCCATCAATGATAAGAAATTTTATACAAATTGCAGAAGGAACTGAAGATTTAAATAACTCAATAGAAAATGATTCACCGACTGAAGATGAAGTTAGAGAGTTACAAGAAAAAATAGTTACTGACTTAATTGATTTACTACAAAGATTTTTAGAATTCTTACCAGACCCAGGTTTGAGTGAGGTAGCTTCATTCTTTACTGGTATACGTTTTAATATAGGAAGAGCATTAGGTGAAGATATTGTAGTAGATATCTTATCAAAAGAAGAAAAGATACTTAAATATTTAAAAAAGTTAGAATCAAATGATGCATTTTGGAATAAGTTGACTAAAAGAGTTGTCCCTTATGATGTTATTGTAGATTCCTTCACTGCGATTAAAGATTCTTCAGACTATATTAAAGAATTACCCACTGATATGCAATTAACTTCAAAAGATAGATTAAATAAAATCGATCAAAAAATAAAAACAGCAGGATTAGCAGGTTAAGTAATTTATTATATTAAGTTTAAGTAAATAAAAATTTACTTATAGATATTTATTATTATAACAATAATAAAAAAGTTTTACATATGGAATCTACAAATACAATGACACCTAATAGTATGCCTGATGAATTAAGGGTACCTTATGATGTCTTAGAATTACCTTCACAAGGGTTATTATACCCTAACAAAAAATCATCTGTTAAAGTGGAGTATTTAACTGCAATGGATGAGACTATACTCACATCTCCTAACTTATCGCAAAATGGTAAGTTTTTAACTGTTTTATTAGATAGGAAGGTAAAAGATTTAGGATTTCCAACAGAAGATTTATTAGAAGGAGATAGATTAGCTATTTTAATATGGTTAAGAGCCACAGGTTATGGTGAAATGTATAACCAACAAGTTTTTGATAGTAAGAGCACAGATTTTGTTGATGCTGAGATAAATTTAAATGACTTAAAACAAAAGAAATTAACACTTACTCCTGATGAAAATGGTGAGTTTGAGTTTAGATTACCTAATAAGGGTCTTTTAGTTAAATTTAAGTTTACAACAGGTAAAGATGAAGAAAGTATTGATACTATAGATGAAGATAGACAAAAAAGATATGGTAGTGAAGTTTCTGAAAGAGTGATGATTAAGTTGGAACAACAAGTCACAGAAATTGAGGGAGAAAGAGATCCATTAAAAATATCTAATATCTTAAAAAGATTACCAATATTAGATGCTAGACATTTAAGAAAGTTTATTTCTGAGAATGAACCTGGAATGAATTTAAGTGTAAAAGCTTCGATTCCTGGGGGTGAGTCGGTTGACACATTTCTTAGATTCACAAGAGATTTTTTCTGGCCTGAACTCTAATTACTTACCAAACATGTTAAAAGAAGTAAATTACTTAGTTAAATTGGGTAATTACGCTTACGGAGATTTAATGATCATGCCTGTATATATCAGAAGGTTTATGCTGAAAACATTACAAGAGTCACTTAACCCTAAAGATACTGGTTCTTAACATATTTATATGTAAGGAAAAAAAGTATTATGGATATTAATGATAGTATAAACAAACAAGAAAAAATATTAAAAGAATTTAATAATAGGTTAGATAAGTTAATTTCTGAGGAAGAAGCGTTTGATGGTGGTGACAATACGCATGCTGTAGATGCAAGTAACTCGATGCAAAAGGCTTTAGATATGATTGCCACAGATAATAGTGATACCAAAACTAAAGAAACTAAAGAAACAAATATTAAAACTATCTTTTTAAATTTTGGAGATCCTATTGAGTTTACTGGAGACTTCGATGGTAAAAAAATAAAATCAGGTGCGTCAAAAGCATTTAAGGTTGATAATCATTTTACTAAAGATAATCGTGATATTATTGTGTTAAGTGGTAAAGATAATAATTTATTTAAAAGTAGTGGTTTAGAAAATGTTGCTTTAAGTATTAAATTCCCTTATAAAATCGATAAAAATATATTAAATAAAAATTTAGATGTTTCATTAAGTCAAAAAAGTTTTTTAAATAATGAAATAGAAGATTTAGATAGTATAGTGATGACAATAACAGACTTCAAATAGTATTTAGATGGCAGATGATAAAGGATTAAATTTAGATGGAATAAATGATGGTAGTCTAAAAAAAAATATATTAGACTTACAATCATCAATTGACACCCTAAACAACACTAAAATTGATATTGGTGAGGGTTCAATTAAAGCTGCTGCCAAAGCAATTAGAGAAGCCACAGATTCCATCGAAAAGTACAAAAAGGAATTAGACTCAGACACAATAAGTCCGAAGAGAAGAGAGGAATTAGAGAAAGTAATTGAAATACAAACCTTACAACTAAAACAAAGTAAAAAATTAATTTCTGATGCTGGATCGTTAACCAACAAAATAGGCAATCAACTTATGGATGCTAAAGACAGTATTGCTGCAGTTGTAATGAGTACAAAATTACAATATGAGATTGGTGAAGGTATTGCAGAACAATATTTTAGGGTTAATAAAGAATTAGGGGTAACCGGTAATAGAGCAAAAGCAGTTAGAGACAACTTCAAAGACGCTCTACCTGACATTCAGGCATTAGGTGGTACCGCATCCGAATTAGCAGAAACCTATAAAGAATTTTCTGAATCATCTGGAAGACAGAATGTTTTAGGCTCTGAAGACTTAAAAAGTATGATGGAGTTTAGAAAGGCAACCGGTATGGCAGCAACTCAAGTTGCTGGATTATATGAAAGATTTACTTTAATGGGAGTATCTATTGACAGATCTCATAAATTATTAAATGAATTAACTAATAGCTCCAATAAATTAGGTATAAACTCAACTAAAGTATTAAAGGTTTTATCCAATAATATGGATTCTATGCAAAGAATGTCTTTCAGAGGTGGTGTTAAAGGTATGACTGAGATGGCACAACTTGCAGTTAGGATGAGAATGGATGTATCTGATATGTTAGGTATGGCACAAAAGTTTTATGAGCCTGAAGCAGCTATTGAAGCAGCAGCACAACTACAATTAATGGGTGGTGATATCGCGCAAGCTTTTGGTGATCCTTTTGAGACAATGTATTTAGCTAGAAACAAACCAGAAGAATTGGCTAAGAAACTTCAGACAATGACTGAAAATATGATTGATTTTAATGAAGTAACTGGTCAGTATGAAATACCCGCAGAAGCTAGACAACAATTAGAGTTTACAGCTAAACAATTAGGTGTTAATTCGGATAAGATGATTGATCTAGCATTTCAGTCTAGTAAGATTAAAGATGTTAAAATGGGTATCAATGCTGAAATCACAGATGAAGGTATGAGAGAAACATTGGCGGCAATGGCACAGAAAAAAGATGGTAAATGGACTGTTGACGTTGGTGGGGAGGAAATACCGATTGGTGAACTTACTAAAGATCAATCTGAAAAACTTAAAGCTTTTAGTGATGAGAATATATTAAAAACTCAGGCTAAGGCAACAATGACTAATACAGAAACACTTGAAGCAAATACTACAGCTTTAAGAACCACTGCTGCTATCGCAGTTGCTCAATATGAATTAACTGGAGAACAAGTTAAAAAAGCAGTTCAAACATTTGGTCAAATGGGTATTGATGCGGGAAATCTACAAAGAGATGCAACACAACCTATTCTTACAGCAACAGAAAAAGTTATAGGTTCTGGGGTTAGATATGGAACCGATGCAGCAGAAAGTGGTTTTGGATCTCTCTTAGATGGTATTTCAAATTTCATTGGAAATACAGCGGGTGGTTCAAATGCTAGTGATTCAATAGAAGGAAGTCTTAATAGTATTAGTTCAGTAATAGATGAAAACAATACAATAAATAAGATATCAACCAATACCGAAAATTTACAAACAGCTTTTGAAGCAACTAATAATAATAATGTTAATGTAGATGGTAATATAGGTTTTGATGATATTAAAATTACATTAGATGGTAGTTCTTCTCAAGTAAGTCTTAACGATGAAGATAAAAAATCTATTTTATCAATGATTCAAGAACAAATGAAGAATGGGATTAACGCTTCTGTAACTGGTTCCAACACTGGTAAAGAATTCCAATCAACTCTTTTGGGGAATTAATAATAATTTTATTTTATTAATACCCTTTACTTTTCAAAAATGTTTGACATGACTTGTATAT